AAAAATAGGTCTGTCCCTCCTACCTGAAACATCTCGGAAATATTTTTATCTATAAATTTATAATCGTTGCCCTTTTCAGGACGGTATAGTGATAAACGTGGCATAGTAATATATTTATGGTAAATATTAATGGAGAATTATATGAACGACAATCCTCAAGAGGAACGCCAAAAAGTCTACGACTATTGCCGAACTATGTTAGGCGACGGTATGATTGACGTGGAACTCGATCCTGCTCATTATGAAACTGCGCTAAACAGAACTTTATCTAAATTTAGACAAAGAAGCAGCAATAGTGTGGAAGAAAGTTATGTTTTTTTAACTTTAGAAAAAGACAAGAATGATTACAGGCTGGACGATCAGATTATTAATGTTCAAAGCTGTTTTAGAAGGACATTAGGTAGTCGAACAGGAGGAGGAACAGGGACTAATTTCGAACCTTTTAATTTAGCCTACACAAATACATATCTATTGAATAGCACTATGCTAGGCGGAATAGCTACTTATTATATGTTTGCTAGTTATCAAGAAATGATAGGTAAAATATTTGGTAGTTATATAGAGTTTCAATGGATACAACATAGTAGGACATTCAGAGTTTTACAGCGACCTTTTACAGAAGGTGAAGTGTTAATGCTAAGAGTTCAGAACTTTAAGCCTGACTTTGTAATAATTAATGATTTATATGCACGACAATGGATTCTAGATTATACCTTGGCTAATTGCAAAATTATTCTAGGAGAAGCACGCAGTAAGTTTGCTAATATTGCAGGACCGCAAGGTGGAGGACAACTCAACGGCGGAGATCTTAAAACACAAGGAACTGCTGAAATAGAAAAATTAGAAAAAGAACTTTTCGATTTAATTCCTGGTGGAACTGGCTATACTTTTATCATAGGATAGTTATGAAAATTTTTGAAATTTTAACAGAAAAAGCAGAGAAAAAATTAGGTAAAAATATTAAACAATCCGGAAGTCATGCCAAGCAGTATACAGGCATCGATCAATATTACGGAATGTATAGATTTGGAATAGCAATGGCAGGTGCTCCAGACAAACCCATTAATAAAGAAGGCCCAGCTAAAGATGTTCCCGCAGTTTGGATGTATAGTAAAGGCGAAGAAGACATAGTTAATAAGGCACAAAAAAATCAAGGCATAAAAGGAAAAACTCTTGTGGGCAAAGGTCCTAGTCAAGAGCTCAAAACTACAAATACTAAAAGCATAGTTTCTACACCGAAACCTAACAAATATGGTGTCTAAATATTGACATCTTAATCTAAATTTAATAAAATATAGTATCTGTAGGAGATACTATGATAGTAGGATTTGTTGGATTTATTGGATCAGGTAAAGATACAGCAGCAGATTATCTTGTGAACTTTCATGGATTCAGAAGAGATAGTTTTGCAAATACACTAAAAGATGCAGTAGCAGCAGTATTTGGCTGGGACAGAACGCTGTTAGAAGGCCGCACAACAGAAAGCAGAGAATGGAGAGATCAAATTGACTTCTGGTGGTCTAATAGATTAGGCAGACAAATTACTCCTCGCTGGGTTTTACAATACTGGGGCACAGAAGTTTTAAGAAATCATTTTCATGATGACATTTGGATCGCAAGTCTAGAAAATAAGTTGAGAAAAACAAAAGATAATATTGTTATTAGTGATGTTAGATTTCCAAATGAAATCGAAGCTATACATAATGCAAAAGGTCTAGTAGTTAGAGTTAAACGTGGTCCAGATCCAGATTGGTATGAAGATGCTCTTAATATGAACAAAGGTCCTGTAAATTTAAACTGGGCCATTAGTCATCAAAAGATGAGCGAACTAAAAATTCATGCTAGTGAGACAAGTTGGGTAGGTGGAAATATAGATTATACTATTTTAAATGATACAACTATCGACGACTTGTTTAAACAACTTAAAAATCTGGTAGAAGATCACCTTGCTTCCAATGCTGACCTTCTTTATGTAAAACCCGTTGACAATTTGCACATATCGTTTTCAAGTTAGTTGTTCTTGTATTATTCAAATCACTATCAAGATGATAGACATTGAATTGTTCTTTGTATTTGCTTTTAAATCCACATTTATCGCAAGATAACTTTAATCTATAGCCATCTTGATACCACTTAGGATACCCTTTGTTAATTCCTCCATATCTTATGCATATTTCACATTTTTTCCTATAGTAAATTCTACCATCTTTGTGATAGTTTATTGCAGCAGGTCTTAGCCTACAAGGGCATAATGGTCTTGTCATAATATATTTAGCTGCCCTTTTGTTTCCCTTTTCTTAGTGTCTTAAATGGTTATTTTTGAAAAAATCCAATAAATACATTTAGAACAGAAACCTTAGGAGAATCCAATATGGCATTAAGTTCACCAGGCGTAGAAGTCAAAGTTATTGACGAATCATTTTATACACCAGCTGAGCCTGGCACCGTTCCACTGATCGTTGTCGCAACAGCTGATAATAAATCTAACGGCGGAGGCACTGGAATCGCCCCAGGAACACTTAAGGCCAACGCTGGAGCAGTATATCTTATAACAAGCCAACGAGATCTAGCAGACAATTTCGGAGATCCAATATTTAAAACTGATGTTAGTGGAAATCCAGTTCACGCTGGAGAACAAAACGAGTATGGCTTACAAGCAGCTTATAGTTTCCTAGGAGTTAGTAATAGAGCCTATGTGGTCAGAGCTGATGTAGATCTAGGGCAATTGGATGCAAAAGCAGACGAGCCCGGAAGTGATGCAGCCGGTGGCACACATTGGTTAGATACTCAAGTTAGCAAATTTGGCATATTTGAATGGAACGGTTCTGCAATCACAGTAACCGGAGGACAAAAATTTACAAATAAAGTTCCTTTAGTTATAACTGAATCTAGCAAAGTAGATAGCAGCACAGGAGCACCTAAGAGTTCTATAGGACAATTTGGAGATTATGCCATAGTTAGCACAGATACTAATTCTTCAACACCAAGTCTTACAACTTATCATGGCAACACTTTAGAACATCAGCTATATTATAAAAAAGCAGGCAGTGGTTGGGTCACAGTTGGTAGCACTGCATGGAGTGGCGGAACACTTGATCTTCAAATAAGTCCGCATACAGACATTCCTTTATGGAAAACAGCAGAGACCAACGCACCAACCGGTAGTGTTTGGATTAAGACAACATCACCAAATAATGGTTTGTCATTGTCAGTGAAACGTTTTAACAGCACTACATCAGAATGGGAAAAAGTAGCTTGCCCAGTTTACAAAACTGGCCACGCAGCAATTTTTGGAAATGATCCTACAGGCGGTGGATCTAATCTAGCATTAGGTGCATTATTTGCTCAGGTTAATCATACTGAAGCATCTACAGAGATTGTGAATTTCAAGCTTTGGAAACGAGGTGCAGTAGGTGCAACAGTTATTACAAGTAATATAATTTTAGATACTACCTTTACAGATTCAACTGTATATACTTTCCAGATGAGAGAAAGTTTATTAGATGGAACTCTTAGCAGTGCATCTACAATAAGCTTTACTGCATCTGCCGCAGGAGGAACAGCAGAAGGCACCGAGGATGCAGAAGCATTGGCAACTGCAATTAACAATGCAGGTTTTGTTAACGTAGTAGCCGAGGTTGATTCGCAAAACCGGTTAGTGATTAAGCATTTAAAAGGCGGAGATATGCGCTTTGACAACGGTGGTGGCACTAGCCCATTACCTTTAATATTTGCAGTGTTTGATTATGAGCCAGGGTCAAATAATTTAGGAAAAACTAGATTCCTGCATGATGCTCCAGACGCAACTAACGAATATATTGCAAGTAACTGGGAACCTTTAGTCTATGCTGCTACAAATGATCCTCCTTCTCGCATACCAGAAGATGGACAAATGTGGTATAGTAGTGTAGTTGATGAAGTTGATATTATGGTTCATAACGGAACAACTTGGAAAGGATACAGAAACGTATATCCTACCACTAATGGTCCTATAGTTGCTGCAAGTGCTCCTGAAACACAAGCCGACGGAGTAACAGCTCTGGTAGAAGGTGACATATGGGTTGATACTAGCGACCTAGAAAATTTTCCTCAAATTTATGTCTACCGTGCCGCATTGACAACTATCCCAGTGGTTAAACGTTGGATTAAACGTGATACAACTGATCAAAGCACAGAAGAAGGTGTATTATTTGCAGATGCAAGATGGACAGATGTTGGCGATCTAGCAACAGCAGAAGCAAGCTCCATTGCTGACCTAGCACTTAGTGACTTTTTAGATCCAGACGCTCCTGATCCTGCACTATATCCAAAAGGTATGTTGTTATGGAACTTGCGTCGTAGTGGATTTAATGTAAAACAATTTAAACGCGACTACATAGACACCACAGCAGATAATCCAAGAGATAATGATAGTCCTATGGCTGATTACTACCCTCATCGCTGGGTTACTATAAGTAGTAACCAAGATGACGGATCTGGAAGTTTTGGACGTAAAGCTCAACGTAAAGTTGTAGTAAAGGCTTTGCAAGCAGTTGTTAATAATAATGACGAGCTAAGAGACGAAGAGCGCAGAGTGTTTAACTTGATGGCATGTCCAGGATATCCAGAACTTATAGGTGAATTAATTAATCTAAACTATGATAGAGCTTTGACAGCCTTTGTTGTAGGTGACAGTCCTTCAAGACTAAGACCAGGAGCTACTTCATTATTAAGCTGGGCAAGTAATGAAAACTTAGCAAACGAAGATAATGATATTGGAGCAGTCAGCTACGATGAATATATGGCCATGTATTATCCTTGGGGATTCACAAGTGACAACTTCGGAAATAATGTAGTAGTTCCTCCAAGTCATATGATGCTAAGAACTATAGCACTTAACGACCAAGTAGCTTATCCTTGGTTCGCACCGGCTGGTGTTAGAAGAGGTGGTATAACTAATGCAACAAGTGTTGGATATATAACTGCTGAAGGAGAATTCCAAAGTGTAGCACTTAATACTGGTCAACGCGACACACTATACGAACAAAAAATTAACCCAATCACATTCCTAACAGGAACAGGATTAGTTGCCTACGGGCAAAAAACTAGAGCTAGAGCTGCTAGTGCCCTTGACCGTATAAATGTTGCTCGTCTAATTGTTTATCTACGTAGACAGTTAAGTATTTTGGCGAAACCGTATATATTTGAACCTAATGATAAAATTACTAGGGATCAAATTAAAGCAGCAGCAGAATCATTGTTAGTTGAGCTTGTTGGTCAACGTGCTCTATATGACTACGTAGTAGTGTGTGATGAATCAAATAATACACCTAGTAGAATTGATCGTAACGAATTATGGCTTGATATAGCTATAGAACCTGTAAAAGCAGTTGAATTCATTTACATTCCGTTACGTATCAAGAATACCGGCGAAATAGCAAGCTTAGGCTAATTTAGGAGAAAAATAAATGGCAATCGCTTCTTTATCAAAATTTACAGTACCGTTGGCTACTAACCAGAGTGCAACATCTCAAGGGATGCTGATGCCTAAGCTTAAATATCGCTTTAGAGTGACATTTGTTGCTTTTGGCGCAGGCGGAGTTGATGGTATTAATGAACTTACAAAACAAGTTATTGATGTAACTAGACCTAATGTTCAGTTTCAAAATGTCCCCATTGATGTATATAATAGCAAGGTTAACTATGCTGGAAAACATACATGGCAACCTATGACTATCAACCTACGTGATGATGCTAACGGCAATATTAGCAAAATGGTAGGCGAACAGTTACAGAAACAATTCGACTTTTTAGAACAAAGTTCAGCAGCATCAGCAAGTAACTATAAATTCCAAACTAACGTTGAAATATTAGACGGACAAAATGGTATTGATGGTTCAGGATTTGTGCTTGAAACTTGGGAAATTTACGGATGTTATCTACAAACAGTTAACTATCAAAATTTAGCCTACAGTGATAGCAACCCTGCTACAATTGCACTAACAATACAAATGGATAATTGTATTCAAACACCTAATGGAACAGGTGTAGGGGCCGTCGTTGCTCGTACAATTGGAGAATTTGCAACTGGAACAGCTGGGCTAGGTTAAACTTACTTTTCTTCAAAAAAAGCGCCTCTGAGGCGCTTTTTTTGTATAGAAGTTATATACGTAGTTTATTTTACTATAAATATTAATATGACTAGTAAAAGTAATAGTTGGTTCATAAACAACTTAACAAGTCCCAAAGGACAGTTAGGAGACTTTCGTCATGCAGCCCGTCTATTTGACGATGATGATATACGACTGGCTCCTAAGTTAAAATTTCAATATCATGTTAATTTCAGTATTAATCCCCAGGCCCTAAAAAGTTTAAATTTTACCTACAGACATCAACAAGAATTTAATATGTTGGTCAAGACAGCAGAGTTACCTAAATTTAGCATACAAACAGACAAATTAAATCAATACAATAGAAGAAAAGTAACTCAAGTAAAAATTGACTATCAACCTGTAAATATTACGTTTCATGAAGATAACTTTAATGTTGTGAGAATGTTGTGGGAATCTTACTATAGCTACTATTATGCAGATAATGATGCTGCTAAAATTTATGGTAATTATAATAGAACAGCTATGCTGAATGGTAATTTCATCAAAACTCCATATGGATTCGATAACGGCAGCCATATACCTTTCTTTAATAATATTTCAATATACCTTATGGCAAGACATAGTTGGAGTAGTGCCAAATTAATTAATCCTGTTATTACGCAATTTACTCATGATACAATGAATCATGCAGATAGTAATCCTGCCCAAAACTCTATGCAACTTGACTACGAAGCAGTAACATATGACTATGGTCAAGTTAGTAGAAATAATCCGCCAGGATTCGCGGCAGATCATTATGATCATACTCCTAGCCCATTAAGTTTAGCAGGAGGAGGCACAGCTACAGTGTTTGGCTCAGGCGGAGTTTTAGCAGGAGCAAGCACTGTGTTTGGTAATATTGCTAGCGGAAAAGCTTTTGAAAGTCCTGCAAACTTCCTTACTACTGCTATCCAAACTATCAACACTTATCAGAATGCCAAAAGTCTTACTAAAGCTGGTGTTAAGAATGAGTTTACAAATATAGCTGTTAGAGGACTACAAAATGTAGCTAGAGCTAATCCAGGATCTATTAATAATACAGTTTTTCCTATTAACGATACCGGAAATCAAAACGTTCTATTAGCTAAACCTTATTCAAGCGCCGTTGACATAGGAGCTGGTCCTTGATAAACAAACAAAATTTACCTTCTCAAGAAGCGAAAAATAGCGACGAAGCAGTAAGGAGCTTTTTTGATAGCTATTTTTTACATCAAATTACCTTTCCTAGTAATCAAATAGATGCGGTGGTAGGGCATTTTTTAAAACGTGGATTTGATGAACTAGCTGCAAAAAGCACTGCAATTGTATTGTTAAATCAAAGTAAGTTAGAAAATATAAATGTGTTTAGCTTAGTTGACACATTAAAAGGATTAACTGACCAACAATTAAGCGGGGTAGTAGCAGAAGTATTGAATACTTATAGAGAAAAAACTAGCAGCCTGGGTTTTAGAGATGTTAATATTGTTGAAAATTACGAAAGCAGAAATATTCGTCAATGAAAAGACATTATGCTCAAGGTAAATTTAGTATAACTAATCCTGAAAAATATGTAGGTAATCATCAACCTACTTATAGAAGTAGTTGGGAATGGAGTTTTATGAGATTTTGTGATACCAACCCTAACATAATAAAATGGGCTAGCGAAGCAATTAAAATTCCATACAAAGATCCGTTTACAGGTAGGCAAACAATTTACGTTCCTGATTTTTTTATTCAATACACAGATAGAAATAATAAAATAAACACTGAGTTAATAGAAGTTAAACCTATAAATCAAACTTTAAAAGAACATGTAGGCAAAAGTAAAAATAATCAAATTCAATTTGCTAAAAATCAATATAAATGGAGAGCTGCAAACGAGTGGTGTGCTAAACAAGGAATACGTTTTAGAATCTTAACCGAAAATGACTTATTCTCTAATAGATAAGTATTATTATGAAAAAATTAGAAGAAATTTTAAATTTACCGGAATCTAAAACTGTAATTAAAAAAGCAGAAAAAGAAGAGCTCAAGCAAGCTAACAAAACTGCATTAAGGGACATTAGTGAATTTGATAAAATAAGTGCAGCTTTACCTCAGGTTAAAGGCCTAGGAGATATGAGCGACGGTGAATTTGATAGTCTAGCACAACGAGCTACTGATGCATTTGATGATCTTATGGATCTTGGCATGAACGTAGAAGCTCGATATAGTGGACGGGTATTTGAAGTTGCTAGCACAATGTTAAAAAATGCTATTGATGCTAAAGCAGCTAAGATAGATAAAAAATTAAAAATGATTGAGTTACAAATAAAGAAAGAAAAATTAGATAAAGAAACTGTTAACGACAGCATCGATATAAGCGGAACAGGTGTAATTGTTAGTGATAGAAATAGCCTAATTGAAAAACTTAAGAATATGAAATAAATATATTATTAGGATCACGGTATGAAATCTTTTATAGAATATCTAGTAGAAAGCCAAGAAGAAAAAATTTACAGTTTTAAGCTAAAAGTTGCCGGTGAACTTCCAGATAACTTCGAGGACGTTGTCGAAAATTGTATGAAAAAATACGAATGTTGTAAATTTTCAAAAAGTAAAACTGTTCCAATTCAAGAAAATCTTCCAGATTTCCCTGATTTAAAAAATTTAGAAGTCAGTGTGTATGATATAGAATGTAAATATCCAACAACTAGTAGTGTCTTAACTAGCTATATTGCTGAGCATACTGGCATGCCTGTAAATGCAGTAAAGGTTAGAAGTCTTAGAGAAGAAGAGGCAGCAACAATCGAGGAAAATCCTGAAACATCAGGCGGTAAACCTTTGATTGGACAATGTGATTTTCCTAAAGTTAACCACCAAGATATTGTAGGTGAAAAACATATGTCTAGTTTTCTAAAAGAACTAGCAAAAGAACGTAAGAAAAATGAACCACAGCCTTATAAAGGGGTAAACGATCAACTTCTTGCAAAAAAAGCCCCCAAGGAAAAAGCTAATGAAATGGCTAAACCTGGGCCTGCTCGTAGTGCCTTAAAAGCCTATAGTAGTAAATAAGGAATCAATATGAATTTCCAAGAATTATTAAACCGAATGAAGCAGCTAGATCAGCCGATGATCGAGGAGCCTAACGAAGGCAATGCCTATGGACAAGCAGTTCAAAATACGCCCCCTGGCGAAGAAATAAAAATTAATGGTAAAGGAACTGGAGATATTAAACGAGAAGCAGCCTTATCAAATGAGTGTGGACCTGACATGGGACCTAGTCCTATGAAACAACAGGATAATGTCAGTATGAACGTCAGTATGAATGGTAGTGGTGCAGGCGGAATTCGAGATCTTATAGATATTCTTAAAAACATAGATGCTGCTCACGGTGGTGGCAATGACGACCTAGGCGCTTTGATTGGCAAAATGGACCATCCACACGATGATGAACACGGCGATATGGGTGCTAAAAAAGGTGTAGTGATAGGCGATGATCAGCCCGTTGATGAATTTGCCAATGAGCCTTCAGAACAAAATCTTCCATTACCCATGGCAGGCGATGATCTGCATAAACCGCACGGAAATTATCCAGCTACACAACCAGGAGATAATCCTATGGCAGTTGCTAGAATCCGCGAAGGTCTACAAAGCTTATATCAAAAATATCAATAACTTTAAACAAGTTTCTAAATAGGCTCATTGAGCCTATTTTTTTCTTAAATATATAATGGCTGGTAAAAGTTTAGATGGTGTCTTAATAAAAAAAGCACATAAGCAAACCTCATTTACAAATGAGCATATTGAGGATTTGATGAAATGTAGTGCAGATAATGGCTATCATTATTTTTGCGAAAACTTTTTTTATATTCAGCATCCTGTAAAAGGAAAGCTTTTATTTGAACCTTTTAGTTACCAAACACGTTTATTAGATGCATATCATTTTCACAGATTTAATGTAAACTTATTACCACGTCAAATGGGTAAAACTACTTGTGCCGCAGGATATCTGCTTTGGTATGCAATGTTTCATCCTGATCAAACTATCTTAATTTCAGCACACAAATACACAGGGTCACAGGAAATTATGCAGCGTATTCGATATGGATACGAACTCTGTCCCGACCATATACGCTGTGGTGTAACAAATTATAATAAAGGTAGCATAGAATTTGACAACGGCAGTCGTATTGTAAGCACAACTACTACTGAAAACACAGGACGAGGTATGAGTATTAGTTTACTCTACTGTGACGAGTTTGCGTTTGTGCCACCTAATATTGCTGCTGAATTTTGGACCTCAATAAGTCCTACACTAGCAACTGGTGGTAAATGTATTATTACTAGCACACCTAATAGTGACGAAGATACATTTGCTATGATATGGAAGGAAGCTAACAAAAAATTTGATGATTACGGTAATGAAAGAGAAGTAGGAGTAAATGGATTTTATCCATTTACTTGTAAATGGGATGAGCATCCTGATAGGGACGACGCCTGGGCCACAGAAGAACGGGGACGCATTGGAGAAGAACGTTTTCGACGTGAATATAATTGTGAATTTTTAATCTACGACGAAACACTGATTAATAGCATTCACCTCGCAGGTATGGAAGGAAAGCAACCTCTTTATAATGTTGGACAAATTAGATGGTATAAAGAACCTAATAAAGATTGTCTTTATGCTATAGCACTTGATCCTAGTCTAGGCACAGGAGGTAACAATGCTGCTATAGAAATCTTTGAATTACCTAGCTTCACTCAAGTTGGCGAATGGCAGCATAATTTAACTCCTATAAGTCAGCAGGTAAAAATACTTAGAGACATACTAAAATATATACTAGAATGTATCGGTGAAGATAATATTAATAATATTTTTTGGAGTATAGAAAATAATAATATAGGGGAAGCAGGTCTAATCTGTATTAGAGACTTAGGAGAAGAAAGCTTTCCTGGACTGTTTATAAGTGAACCAATGAGAAAAGGCCATGTAAGAAAATTTAGAAAAGGCTTTAATACCACACATAAAACTAAAATTAGTGCTTGTGCTCGTTTAAAATATCTCATAGAATCTAATAAAATGTCTATTGCCAGTAAACCATTAATTTCAGAACTCAAGTCCTTCATAGCAAGTGGTATTACATTTAAAGGTAAATTAGAAGAAGAGGACGACTTAGTAGCGGCCTGTCTTCTTATAGTAAGAATGAGTCAAGTTTTAGCTGATTGGGACAGCAGAGTATTTGATGTCTATAGCACAAATGAAGCTTATGACGAAGAAGATTTTGAACCCCCTATGCCAATATTCATTTCCTCAACCCTTTGATAAATATAAAGTATGGAAAAAAATCTAGAAAATGTTGCTAAAGAATTATTCGGGAAACTAAGAACACAATTCCCTAGTATAAAGTTGCGAGATAAGGACGAAGATCCTACTGATCGAGAAAAAGATGCAAGATTTTTTGAATTTAACTATATAAAAAATAATATAGATTTAGGCAATGTAAATATTAGTATAGATGATAATCCCGACGGCGACAACGATGGACTAGTTGTAATGTATAGTCAAGATATTGTAGCCAATCAACCACAGTTAGTAAAACGCCAATGGTTTCGTTTTTTAGAAAGCCTAAGCGATTTTGCAAGTAGACATTTTATGGACTACAATATAAGAGATATTACCAAGTCAAATCTAGATAAAAGACAACAATTATATTTGGCCAATAATCGCGGAGATGGCGCAATGAGTGAAAGTAAAAAATTATGGGGAACTTCCAGGACCAGTTTTCAGGAAATGGGAGAAGCAAAACTAATAGTAAAACATAGCAAACCTGTTAACTATGACATTCCAGCAGGGCGTGCTATGCATATTGAAAGCATCTTTGTTGAAAGCTCTGAAGGAGAACGCTTCAAATATCCATTTAAACATTTAAACGGAGCAAGAGCTTTAGCTGTTCACGTAGCTCACGGTGGAACTAGCTATGATCCGATTGGCCAACACATAATCGGATTAAGCGAAGAGTTAGCTAAACTTAGAATGTTTAAAGGTTATGTAGATCGTAATGAAATGGTTAGTGAGGCTATGGGAAGCATACACGGCAAAGTTTTAGAACGCATTGATCAAGTCAAAAAAGAAATCCATAGTTTACAAAGTAAAAATTATTATCAATCGTTTGCAGAAAGTTTTACTGTCAATGACAAAATAGAAATCCCAGAAGATGTTGTAAATGATTGGGTAGATAGATTGACAATAAGAAGCTTTAATGAAGAGCTTAAAAATGTATTTCCATATATCTACAAGTTAGTAGGAGAAAACACCGGAGTAGTTAAAGAGCTCAGTCCAGAAGATATTATCAGTGGTAATAATACGCAGGACCCAGTGAACGAAATCGAATCTGAGCTTAAAGAACTAAGCGATTTTGAAGCGTATATGAATGAACTTGCTATGACAGAATCAGACAAGGAAGATCCTCCATTTGAACCGGATCCGCCTAAAGAAAAGAAAGATGCTGGAGATAAAGCAGAACATGGTGGTCACAGCCGTGCTAAACATTTAGCCAAAGCAGCAATGGAAAAAGCTAAAAAAGCCGGAGCCAAAAAAGAAACGGTTATTAATATCGGTGGGCGAGATATGACACTTGGCGAAGCAGCCGCTATGGTTGGCATTGATGCTGATGAATTCTTTACAGAAAGCAAAGGTGCTCAAGAAGTAGTAGAATTTATTAAGTCAATGTATGACGAAAATACCGGACAGTTCCCTAAAGGTGAAGAAGGTGTTAAGATTGCAGTAGAAAAAGAATTTGGTGAAGATGCTGGACAAATTGCCGAAAGAGTTATGGCAGAACTTAATCAAGTATTTGAGAGTAATAGAATTCGGAAATTAGCTGGTTTAATGTAATCAAGTTTCGGCAATCTTTGAGGTTGCAAGACTAAATAAAAACGCATACAATAACATGTATGCGTTTTTTGTTTAAGAAAGTCTTAGACAATATAGGCAAAAATAGAGGCTAACAATAGGAGAAAAATTATGGCATCTTTAGCAGAAATTCGCGCAAAATTAAAAGAACAAGAAGCTCGCTCAACAGGCGGTGAGCGCACAGGTGGTGATAATTCCATTTATCCCTTCTGGAACTTAAAGGAAGGTAGTGAATCAACAGTCCGTTTTCTTCCTGACGGAGACAGCAATAACACATTTTTCTGGGTAGAACGTGCAATGATTAAGTTGCCATTTCCTGGAGTAAAAGGTTCAACTGACAATAAACCAGTGGTAGTAAATGTTCCTTGTATGGAAATGTATGGTGAAACTTGTCCAATCCTAAGTGAAGTTCGTGGTTGGTTTAAGGATCCTAGTCTAGAGGATATGGGTCGTAAATATTGGAAAAAACGTAGTTACATTTTCCAGGGATTTGTAGTAGAAGATGGCTTAAAAGAAGAATCTAGTCCCGAGAATCCTATCCGTAGATTTATTATCGGACCTCAAATTTTCCAGCTTATTCGAGGCGCTTTACTTGACCCTGAGATGGATGATCTGCCCACTGACACTGTTAACGGTGTAGATTTTAAAATGATCAAAACCAGTAAAGGTGGATACGCAGATTATAGCACCAGCAAATGGAGTCGTCGTAGTCGTCCTTTAGGAGATACAGAAACCAAGGCTATTTCAGCACATGGTCTTTTTAATCTTAAAGATTATCTTCCTAAGAAGCCAGGAGAAGTTGAACTCAAGGTTATCAAAGAAATGTTTGAAGCCAGTGTAGATGGTGAACCCTTTGATATGGAACGTTGGAGTCAATACTTTAAACCAGCTGGCATGGGAGCAGCTACAGGTGATCCTGCGGCTCGTTCTGCTAAGGCAGCTGCCCCAGAAGAAGAATATGACGATGAACCCACAGTAGCTAAAGTTGCTCCTGCTCCTAAAGCAGAAGAGCCAAAAGCCAGTGCTGGTGGCAGCAAGGCCGAAGATATCCTTGCTATGATTCGCAATCGTAAACAATAATAGATTAGACTCGGGCCCAGTGCCCGAGCCTTCTTCACGGAGAATATAATGGCAAAATCGGTAAAAATTAATGAAAGCTTTAGTTTAAATTACAGTAGTCGGGAAGCAGACACAGGGGATACTGTAATGGATTGTAATATCAATTTTGACAATCCCAAAGATGACTCTACTATAATTCATAGATTAAACACTTGGCTATCAGCAATTGGCAGAAATGACATTGTTGTAGAACCAAAAGAGTATCCTAAAGGAATAAAGTAATGGCAACAAAACCTTTTGATTTAAGTAAATTTCGTAAGACATTAACCAAGAGTATTGACGGTCTTGGTGTAGGATTTAACGATCCCACTGATTGGGTAAGCACAGGTAACTACGCCCTAAACTATTTAATTAGCGGAGACTTTAATAAAGGTATCCCATTGGGTAAGGTTACTGTGTTTGCCGGTGAAAGTGGTGCTGGTAAAAGCTACATTTGTTCAGGTAATATAATTCGACACGCACAGGAACAAGGTATCTATGTTGTATTAATTGACAGCGAAAACGCATTAGATCAGTCTTGGCTAACTGCCCTAGGTGTCGACACTGACGAGAACAAACTACTCAAGCTCAATATGGCCATGATTGATGATGTAGCTAAGACTATCAACGAGTTTATGAAAGAGTTTAAGGCACTAAGTGAAACTGATAAACCTAAAGTGTTATTTGTTATTGATAGTCTAGGTATGCTATTGACTCCTACTGATGTAAATCAGTTCGAAGCAGGAGACCTTAAAGGTGATATGGGCCGTAAGCCTAAAGCACTGACAGCACTTGTTCGTAATTGTGTTAATATGTTTGGTAGTCATAATGTAGGACTGGTTGCTACTAACCATACATATGCCAGTCAAGACATGTTCGATCCAGATGACAAGATCAGCGGTGGTCAAGGATTTATCTACGCTAGTTCCATTGTAGTAGCCATGCGTAAGTTAAAACTAAAAGTTGACGAGGATGGCAATAAGACCAGCCAGGTTCATGGTATTCGTGCTGCTTGTAAGATCATGAAAACACGCTATGCCAAGCCTTTTGAAACTATGGAAGTTGAAATTCCTTACAAAACAGGTATGAATCCTTGTAGTGGTCTAGTAGATTTATTTGAAAAAGAAGGACTATTAGTTCAGCAGGGAAATAGGCTCAAGTTTGTTGACAGTTCTGGTAATGAACACTTATACTACCGAAAAGAGTGGAAAGAAGATAAATTACATATGATAATGAACGACTTTCATAATCATAAAAAAATTATAACTGAACAAACTGAGGAGCCTGTAGTAAATGAATGAAAATCAAATCGCTGATATCTGGATGCTGTTTAAAGAATATGTAGATAAAAAGAACCTTGAATCTGTAGCAGAACGTTATATAGACCTGTTAGCAGACCATGGTGTTAGTGATCGTGTCCTTGAATCTTCAACTGGTGTAGACGATGACCTTGATAATGCCATCGAATACTATCTGGACCAAGGTGAAGTTGAAGAGGAGGAGGAAGATAACTGGGACTACGATGAAGAGGACGAATGAACTGGTATTCTAAAATATCAAAGGATATCAGTCACATTCCAGATGCAGTGGAATACTATGAATCTGAACTACTAGAAGCTAAAAAAGATAGTAGAATATCAGGTAACATAGAAAAAGCCGCTGCTAATATGCCAGGTATTGTAGAGCACAGATTTGGACAGCTTCAAGAAATTGAAGCTATATTAGAATACCTAAACATAGAACTACGCCGATTGAAAAGTCGGCATTTTCGTAAATATTTAGAAAATTATCAACGTGCTCTTAGTAGTAGGGACTGTGAAAAATTCACCGATGGCGAAGATGATGTTATCGATTTTGAAAAAATTATAAATGAATTCGCCTTAATAAGAAATAAATGGTTAGGTGTAACCAAAGCACTTGACCAAAAACAATGGATGATTACTAACATTGTTAAACTCAGAGTTGCCGGTATGGAGGACGCAACTTTGTAAATATAACCATGAATACTGTTGATATACAATGGGGTTATTGTAGAGTCTTAAGTGAATGTCCAAACTATAAAGTAAATGAGTTAGTAATAAATCCTAAGTCAAAGCTAGCTTTCGAAAAGCATATCTATAGAAATGAACATTGGTATATTCTTAAAGGTCAATGCTCTATAATTACAGAATTTGAGAAAATTCAAAATACTGTTATAAAACGTTCAAACGAAACTTATCAAATCGGTAAAAATGTTTGGCATCAAGTTATCAACGACTTGGATGAGCCTTGCTATATATTAGAAGTTCAATTCGGTGAAAAATGCCTAGAAGAGGATATAACACGACGATGAAAATTTTTATAGGCTACGATATCCGAGAAGACATAGCATACCAAGTTTGTGAGTATAGCATTTATAAGCATAATGATAAGGCAGAAGTATTTGCTCTTAAACAAAAAGATTTACGAGAAGCTGGAATTTATAATAGGCCAATAGATCCTCTTAGTTCAACCGAATTTACATTCACTAGATTTCTTGTTCCTTATCTTACTGACTATAAAGGTTGGGCAATTTTCGCAGATTGTGATTTTGTATTTGTCGAAGATATCAAAAAATTATTCGATTTAGCCGATAGCAAATATGCAGTAATGGTAGTTAAGCATGACTACACTCCAAAAGAAAGTTTAAAAATGGATGGATGTAAACAATTGCCCTATCCAAGGAAAAATTGGAGTTCTTGTATTTTATGGAATAACGAGCATCCTAGTAATCGAATATTAACTCCTGATTTAATTAACTCTCAAACAGGTCAATTTTTGCATAGATTTCAGTGGCTACAGGACGAAGAAATTGGATCATTAACCCCGGAATGGAATTGGTTAGCAGGATGGTATGATGAAAAAAAGGATGGCAAACCTTCTGCTATACACTACACAGAAGGAGGACCTTGGTTTAAAGAATACAGACGTTGTCCATATCATAAAACCTGGAAAAAATATCTTAGAGAAATGCTAAAATGAACGAGAATGAATACGATAACCATATTTTAACATTGTTCACCCGATCTACTAATGGACAAGTAAGCAAAAACAAAGACGAGGAAAATGTAGCCTTAGCAGTAAGAGGAATTGCAAAGAAAAAAACTATAAAGAATTGCGAAAAAAATGGAAGAGACTACTACTATGTTGACACCGGTTATTTAGGTAATTTTCCTTCTTTAGGAAATCCTACAGGAAAAAAAGTTTATCACAGAATAGTAAAAAATAATCTGCAACATTCCGTTATAAAAGATAGACCATCTGATAGATGGATGAAGTTAGTTGGACAAGATCCTAGATTAGAATGGAAATCTTGGAAAAAGAATGGTAAGAAAATTTTACTTGTATTGCCAAATCCGAAAGCATGTAATTTTTATAATTTTGATACACAAACTTGGATAGATGAAACTTCAAATCAAATAAAACAGTTTACAGATATGCCTATAGAAATAAGAGTAAAAGGTAGTAGAGCATATAGAAATCATGAGTATTCAATTTATGATGCCTTCGACTCTGGAGTTCATGCTACAGTTTGTTTTAACAGTATTGCAGCATTAGAAAGTATTCTGTACGGCATACCTGCTTTTGTATCTGTTCCGTGTGCTGCTAGCCCATTAGCGAATAGTGATTTATCTAAATTAATGGATCCTTTTAAGCCTGACAGAGACTTAATTATTAAACAATGTCAAAATTTAGCTTATGGCCAATTTACCGTAGAAGAAATTACAAATGGAACAGCTTGGAAAATATTAAATGAATTTGCTGATTAACGATAAAGAAATAGTTAAATTCCTTGTCGACATATATTCAAAAAATGTCAAATTTTATAGCTTTCCTGAATTCAGTTGGCCTCAAACGACATACAATGCTGACAGGTTAAAAATTTCTTATAACAAAAATAAATCTAAGCCTAGCTTTAATAAAAAAGAAGAAGTGGTTAAAGTTAAGGCTAAGATGCTACGGTTCATCCAGGCAGATTTAAAGTCACAATGCGAACTTGTTAAAGAAATAATAGATGCTCGTAGACAACATTTTTTTAACCTTTTCCATCGTCATATAGACTATATTTTTAGGAAGTTAGGAGAAGAAAAAATATTTGAGGCTTATAAAAAACATAAATCTAAAAATTTTATAAAAACTGTGGGCTACTACATAAATCCTAATGCACAGTTTGTAAGAAGATCAAAAACAACAGACTATGATTCTGATTGTCTAATGAGAAATACTGTAAGCAACGAAAGTATGTTATTAGATAAAATTAGTAATAACAAACCTTTTTGGTTTATAGACAGCGGATACACAAATTTTTTAGAATCGAATAAAAAATGGCATCGTTTAGTAAGGAATCATATTCATAGTTCTGGAAATTTTCTTCCTCCTGTTGATAGATTAGGAATATTCAAATCATTTCCTACTAGATGGAGAAGGTCTGGACATACAATTCTTGTAATAGAGCCTGGAAAATTTAGCGCAAGTATTTTTAAAGTAGATATAAAAAAATGGAAATATAGCGTAGAGGAAGAACTACGACAATATACTGATAAAAAAATAATTTTTAGAGAAAAGGCTCCTAAAAAAAGTCGAAAGTCATTATATCATGAATTAAAGAACGAAGATTACTACTGTTTAGTAAACATTAATTCTAATGCAGCCACAGAGGCAATATGGAATGGAATTCCTGTAATAACTTTAGATAGACATATTACTAATTCTGTTAGTAGACAACATTTAAGAGATATTAATAATTTATTGCGTCCCAATTTAGCACATTGGCTAGCGATGCTTAGTTACAGTCAATTTACGTATGATGAATTAATGAATGGTCTTGCTGTAAAACTTTTAAAAAAAATAAATGCGTAAATTTACAGTTGCAGCCTACTATGCAGGTATCCCAGCCAATAATACCAACGAAGAAAAGCCTTTAATTTTAGATAATTTTTGTCTGGGTGTTATGATTAATAGTGACCGAGCTATTAAACACTATCAACCAACGCCAATTCCCGCAGATGTTGCTTTGATTCAAGGTTTCGTTCACGAGAATAGTAAATTAACTCCTCATCTGCAAGTAAGACGTAGAGTAATAGATTTTCAAAAAGAATACGAAAAAAGAACTTTAATAGTTGATAGTAATTTATTTTTATATGCAGATCCTGGAAATTCTAAACGCTATCTACGTTATAGCTTTGATGGAATTTTTCCTAAAACGGGATTTTACTTTGATTCTAACATAGATCCTTCGCGATGGAAAAAAATAAGTGAAAATTTAAATATTTCTGTTAAAGATTACAGAGAAAAAGGTAACCATGTCCTTGTTTGTCTACAAAGAAACGGCGGTTGGAGTATGCAAGGGCTAGATTCCTTAAAATGGCTGAATCAAACCATAGAAATTATTAAAAAATTTACCGATCGTCCTATTTTAGTAAGACCGCACCCAGGAGACAAGCAAACTAAGCAAACTCTTCGCCTGAATCTGCCAAATGTAAGTATAAGTAAACAAAATAACATTAAAGACGATTTAATAGATGCTTGGGCTACAGTTGTCTATAACAGTAGTCCTAGTATTGCAAGTCTTATCGAAGGAATACCTGTTTTTATAACAGATCCTAATCCAGAAAACAGTCAAAGCTTTGATGTGGCTAATTTTAACTTATCAAATTTAGAAAAACCTGAATTAAAAGATAGAACTAAATGGTTAGAAAAGTTGTCTATGTGCCATTGGAGTTTTGAGGAGCTTAAATCAGGAGAAGCTTGGAGATTTATGAAAGATTATGTAGACCAATAGCTTTCAGTTCGTTGAATTTTAAGATCTATAGGCCTACTTTTTCCTAATTCTTTCCTATCTCCTTTTAAATGATCCAAAAAAGCGCCCCATTCGCTATTAATCAAAGGATGTCCTTCTCCTTTACTGTTATATTGTGTAGGTCTCAGATCAGGTAAATTTTCCCCCCAGCTTAGTAAGTTTAAATTAAACTTTTTTCTTACTTGTTCAAATACATAACTATCATGCCATTCGTCTAACCTAAAAATTCCATTTTCGGCATCGTCATATGCTCTTTGAAATTCAGATAAAAAATCTAAAACTATTTTTGACCTTAAATTTAAAGAATATAACCCACACTCTGGATATTTTCCGTCTCTTCCTAGATAACAAATATCTTTACTGCCCGGAATTAAACGCTCTATGTCATTTAATGTAATAGGACTATGACAGATTATGTCAGCATCCATCCAAATTAAAATATCTGAATTTGTATTACGAGCACAATGAAAAATACTATAGACTTTATGACTAAATCTTATAGCATCCCACTTGAATTTTTTATTAGAGTCTTTTCTACGACTACGAATAGGGTCTTTGCTAATGTCACCATTGGCTTTTGCCACATCTTTCCACCGATTCTTAAATGCAACTAATTCAGATGATGTTAAATGAAGATCAAAAACTTGAAGATTAGAGGAACTCTCGTTAATTTTGCAATCTTCAGAGTAAACATTAAGCATAATTTCTTTAGGCCAATTTTTTATGAAGGTCTGCAAAAATTTTTGAGCATATTGATCGTATCCTTTGGCATGAAAAGTAGTAACTACGCTATAATTTGGCATTTTAAACTCAGTAAATAATATATTAGTATATATCTTATGAAATTTTCACTTTTTAGACAAAATGGAGCCTTGAATAGCGGACCAATTTTTGATGCTTTTACACAAGGAGCAAAAAAGAATGGTTTTCAGATAGTAGATAATGATTTATCTGCTGATATCTATGTTATATGGTCGGTTTTGTGGCAAGGAAGAATGACTAATAATAAAAAAATATGGGAAATCGCTAAAAAGCAGAACAAAAAGGTCTTGATCATAGAAGTAGGAGGTTTAAAAAGAGGTATAACTTGGAAACTTGGTCTTAATCATGTAAACGGCTTAGGAAAATTTAATAACGAAGAGTCTTATGATATAGACAGACCTAAAAAATTAGGAATTTTCCTCAAAAATAGAGAAAAAAAGGGAGAAAATATCTTAATCTGTGGTCAAAACACCAAAAGCCTCCAATGGGAACATCGTGAACCTGTCGGAGAATGGCTTACTAATCTAGTTAATGAGATAAAAATGGTGTCGAATCGAAAAATTGTATTTCGTCCACATCCTAGAGACCACAGTTTTGTTAATTCTTTGCCTAATTTAGGCATAGAGATTCGATATCCAAGAAAAATTATAGGAACCTACGACGATTTTGATTTGTATGAAGATTTTAACTCGTCGTGGTGCGTGATCAGTCCTTGCAGTAACCCTGGAATCCATGCGGCTATTGAAGGAATTCCAGTTTTTACCGACAAAGACAGTTTAGCATACCCTGTTAGCTTGAAAGATTTAAAAAATATAGAAAATCCTATAGATATTGATAAAGGTAAATGGTTAGTAGAAGTCTGTCACACAGAATGGACCAAAGAAGAAATACAGTCTGGTATACCTTTAACCAGAATCTTTCAACTTTCTTGACTTTTGTTGTTTTTCTGCTATAATATTAAAATGAAAACAGTAGATAAATTTCTATTAGAATTGCAAAATAAGAATTATTTAGATCAAATTAATCTTCGTGATAGAAGAATACTTGTTAGTCTTGGTAACCAGCTTAAAAGTGGCAATTTTTTGACAGAAAACCAAGCAAAATTATTAATTAAGATACTAAATGAAAATAAAACAATCTTGGGTAGTATAGATAATACTATAGAGGAAATTTTGACACTATCGTTGTGGTCTAAACCATTTCGTCTTATAGAAAAAGTAAGGAAAATCAGCTTAGGAACTAAAGATCCTAGTTTTTTTCACATAGAGTTTACTTTTAATAAGGCAATTAAGTCAGCTATTACTAATCTGTTATCTAGTCAAAAAATTGAAAGAGTTCAATATACAGGAAAAATTATATCTATCCCATTAACTGAGCTAAATCTTTATCATGTATTAACAACACTTAAAAAATACAATTTTCAAATAGATCAAACCTTAATTAATTTTTATAATGACATCGATCAAATTATAAAAAATCCCGAAATTTACAAATTAAATTATAAAGAAAATAAATCTTTAGTTGCCGCTATTGAAAAAGATTTAACCTCAAATTTTATTGATGATCAGATACTAATTACAGATAGAAGAATTAGATACCAGTTCGATGTTGATTATAATCTCGATTCTTCCTTAACCTCTTTAATTGCAGCACGGAAAAAAAATAAAATTTGGATTGAAAATCAAAAGCAAGAACTATCCAATATTTGTTTATCTTTATTAGACCTACATCGATTTCCTGTTTTATTTGTTTTAGATAAACATAATCCTGAACAAACGTTTTTAAATCTACAGCTAATATATCAGGTTATGAAAAATTTAAATAAAACACTAAATGTTTATTTCAGACTTAGTAGTAATACCGGTAAGAATTTTAACAATTTTATCTCGGATTATAAATTAAATGGATTTCTAAATAAACATACAGATTCAATAATTTTAGACAATGGCCACCTACCAAAGTTTTTGTTTCGGACTGATTGGAAGCCTGCTAGTGTTATAAGCTTTACAAATAATTTAAGAAATAATAAATTAAGTGCCTATAGTAATTTTGTCGACTTAATAGTATACTATACTTCTACTCAACCTATAATAAGTGATACAGATGCCATCATGTAAATTAATTATAAAAGATGAAGTAAATCTAAAACTAGAAGGTCTTACCGTAGAAATTAGAAGAAAACTAAGTAATACTTTTAAATATGTAGATCCAACTGCTAGATATAGGCCTGCCTATAAATTAGGAAGATGGGATGGATCAGTTACATTATTTGGTCTTGGTGGAAATGGTTATATCCATCAGCTTCCAAAAATATTAGAAGTTTTAGAACAAAATAATATTTCAATAGACGAGATAGAAGATAAAAGAAAATCTTTAAACTTAAGTTTTACTCCAATCGGAGAAGATTTTTGGGGTGATAAATGTTGGCCAAAAGGACATAGGTTTGAAGGACAACCTATTAGACTACGAACTGATCAGGTTCAAGTCGTTAATAAGTTTTTAGAAAATCCCCAATGCCTACAAGAGATCGCAACTGGTTTTGGTAAAACAATTACTACAGCAACTCTGAGCAAATTATGTGAAAATTATGGAAGAACTATAACTATAGTTCCTAATAAAAGCCTTGTTGAGCAAACGGAAGAAGATTTCATTAACTGCAATCTAGATGTTGGGGTTTACTACGGTGACCGTAAAGAGTTAAACAAAACACATACAATATGCACATGGCAAAGTTTAAATATTTTAGATAAAAAAAGTAAAGAACACGAAGCTGAAATTATAACATTAGCAGAATTTTTAGAGAATGTAGTGGCAGTTATTGTAGACGAAGTTCACATGGCTAAAGCTAATGTATTAAAAAATTTACTGACACAAAACTTTTGTAATGCTGCTATTAGATGGGGATTAACCGGAACAATACCTAAAGAAGACTACGAGAATCAAGCTATTTTTGCTACTATTGGTCCTCTTATAAATCAAGTATCAGCTCATTCATTACAAGAATCAGGAGTATTATCTAATTGTCATGTAAATATTGTTCAACTATTTGATCTTCCAGAATTTAAAAGTTACGCAGAAGAACTTAAGTATCTAGTAACCAACGAAGGAAGAATGACATATATAAGCAATCTTATAAAAACAATAAGCAACTCCGGAAACACACTAGTATTAGTTAATAGGATTGATACTGGTAAATTTATCATAGGAAATATTAAAGACAGTGTGTTTATATCCGGTGAGGTTAAAACAAAAGATCGCAAAGAGGAATATGATGAAGTGGCAGTTACTGATAACAAGGTTATTGTGGCGACTTATGGTGTGGCCGCTGTGGGTATTAATATCCCTAGGATTTTTAATCTGGTTCTTTTGGAGCCCGGAAAAAGCTTTGTCCGGGTTATACAAAGCATTGGGCGAGGTATTAGACGAGCTGAAGATAAGGACTTCGTCCAAATCTGGGATATCACATCAACATGTAAATTTGCCAAAAAACATCTTACACAACGAAAAAAATTTTATAAGGAAGCAAAGTATCCTTATACGCAAGAAAAAAGTGACTGGAAATAATTATGCAGATTTTGACTTTAGACAATAATTCTTTTGATTTAAATAATCTTCCCGACGAAATTGAAGAAGATCTACGTTTTGCAGTATTAGATAACAGCGATTCACTAAATCCTGATTTCTTTTTTATACCTTTAATTTTCTTAGAAAGCTTTAATAGTCCCGCTATGGTATTAAAGATTGACAATTATGAAATAACTATGCCTCTCGACTGGAGTATAGCTGTAGGAGATAGCACCAGTGCCTGCGACATTGAAATTTTACCTTTAACTAGCTTAAATGATAG